TCAAATCCAGCCTCTACCGTTGGCGATACCATCCAAAACAATACAGCACCGGCGCTATGCGCTGGGGATCTCTTGTAGATTGTTTAGTGACCAGCCCGGAGGACTTCGACAGTCAGTTTACAATGTCGGAGTTTGACAGCTACCGCACGAAGGAAGCTCGTGAATGGAAAGCACAGGAAGAAGAGCGCGGTGTGTCTATCATCAAGACGGAAGACCTAGCAAGCGCGAGAAAAGCCGCTGAGATATTAACCAGCAAGTTCAAGCCGTCCGCCGAAATCATCGAGCGCAGCGCGTCGCAGGTTGTCATGCTTAACCGCGTGATGACTCCGCACTCTGAAAAGCCCGTAGGACTAAAAGCTCTCGCCGACTTTGTGCCAGAGGGAACTGACTATCTCGCTGATCTAAAGACGACCGCAGACTTTACGGCTACAGGATTCGCCAAGACAATCGGCAAGTTTGGCTATCATGCACAGGCCGCCCATTACCTACAGATGCACAACCTCCAAAACCCAGACGACCAGCGCGACCGATTTCTAATCATCTGGCAGCAATCATCTGCGCCGTATGAGGTGGCGGTAACAGAGATACCCAAGGTTGACATTATGGATGGACAAATGATATTCGATCACCTTCTAGGGCGTATCATCAAGGCGGCAGAGTCTGACTACTGGGCGCCGTTATTCCCTAAGCCTGCTCTCTTAGGTCGTGCGTCGTTCTCGGTCTATGACGAGGAGGCAGAAATGGAAGGTCACACAGGCTCTCCAGATGTGTAACCATGAAAGCATTGCAAACGAGATCACAGAGGCGCGGTTACTCTGCGCCATGTGCCTCGAATGCAAGACGCGACCAGATATTAGCTACGAGCCAGGATGCACAATAACAACATGCAAATGCGGACAATTCGACACGTTGCCAGAGTGGCAACCTAAACAGGCGATGCGGATTTGGAACGCGTGCGTTATGACCAAGAGCATGAGCAAACCAAACAGAGACAAGCAAAAACAAAGAATTAACAACCAGATAAAATAACATGCCAAGATACGCAAAAAGAACAGACGACAACCACAAGTGCCTAGTCGAAGAGCTACGCGACGCACTACCAGAGGCAACCATATTTGACGCATCGGGAGCAGGGCGAGGATTCCCTGACCTTGTGATCGGCTGGCAGGGTAAGAACTACCTAATCGAAGTGAAAGACCCAACTAAAACAGCAAGCCGGCGACAACTGACGGAGGCGCAAAGAAAGATGCACTCATCATGGCAAGGGCAAATAAACGTCTGCCTAACAGCCGCTGAAATATGCGCTACTATCCTCAGAATTGAGACGAAATAGAAAAAACCGCAAAAAAAGTTTAGCCTCGAATCCTTTGTTTTATAAGGGTTCGGGGCTTGCTTGTGTTTTTTATTACAGAAAGTTATCGACACCTTGTGAGCTTTGTGCGCATTATGCGTCCACCGAGAGGAACAACAACAAACACCACTAAAAACAACAAAAACAATGAAAACAATGAAAAGCGACATGCCGAAAGGAAAAATAACAGCAAGACTAAGATTAACTAGAGGTGTATATCAGTGTTACATAGGCAGATATTACATTGCAGGATGCGCCGGTTCTACGGTAGAGGAGGTTATCGAATGGCTAAAGCTATCTTATAATGTCCCACCTAATACCAAGATGACCATTTACGGACACTGTGAACCGTCAGTTACTTATATCAACTAACAACCAGCCCCTCCGGGGCGCAACAATTAAAATTATGAGCAATGCCGAAACAGTAAACAACGTTCTAGCGTCTCTCTATGAGGCACTAAGCGACGAAGCAAGGGAAATGATGCTTGAAGTATTCAGAGAGGAGGACGGCGAATGAAGAGCGGCTGGATCAAACTACACCGGTCACTCCTGGACTGGGAATGGTATGATGACGTGAACGTAATGCGAGTGTTTCTGCACTGCCTTCTGATGGCGAATCATAAGGATAAAAAGTATAGAGGCGCGGTAGTCGAGCGCGGCAAGTTCCTTACTGGTCGTGACCTTCTTGCAGCAGAGACTGGCTTAAGTGTTCGCCAAGTGAGGACTGCACTAACTAAGCTAAAATCGACCAACGAATTGACCATCAAAACATCACGCCAAGGCACTGTGGTTGAGGTAGTTAACTACGATAAGTTCCAAGACACGACCAGCGAAGCGACCAACGAGCGACCAACGAGCGACCAACAAGCGACCAGTAACAAGAAGAATAAGAATAAGAAGAATGAAAAGAAGAATACATTAGCTGACGCCGAGACTCACGAAATTTCGTGGTCATCGGCAGGTGGCTGGCAAAACATTTCAGCGGACGACATCAAGCAGTGGGAGGTAGCATATCCGAACGCTCATGTTACTCAACAAATCGAAGCCATGAACCAATGGCTAATCTCAAATCCATCCAAAGCGAAAAAGAAGCTCTGGAGAAAGTTCATTACTAACTGGCTATCACGGCAACAGACGACAGCGAGCAGACCACAGCAGAAATCATTTGCCGAGATCAACGCAGAGGCGAAAAAAGAGATCTACCGCAAGAACATTAAAAACATGCTATGGTAATCACGCCACAACATCAAACATGCCGCCAATTGCAAATAACTCCACGGTGAGACGTTTCAATGTAAAATCGGACAACCTATGACGAAAAACAATTTGGACGCATCAGAACGAAACACAGAGCCAAACAGGGCATACACAAAAAATGCAAAACATGACAGACCAGGAACTAAAAACCAAGACCGATAACACAATCGAGACCAGATACAACAGAGGCTTATCCCTTGCAAATGAAGGGATTGAGCAAAACGACGAAACAAAAATCAAACAAGGGCAAGCAATTTTCTTGACTGGAATGTCAGTTGCTGTAAAAGCCACACAGAACGCAACGAAAAATACAATTTTAACCAATAAAAACCAATGAATAAAATAAACACCCAAACAGGAAATTGCCTCGACATACTGCCAACGATGGAAGCGGGGAGCGTTAATTGCTGCGTCACATCACCACCTTACTTCGGACTACGTGACTACGGAAACGACGAGCAGATAGGACTTGAGGAAACACCAGAGGCATTTGTAGAGAGCATGGTCAACGTGTTCCGTGAGGTAAAGCGGGTGCTTGCCGATGACGGCACGCTTTGGCTGAACCTTGGGGATAGTTATGCCGGAAGCGGCAAAGGAAGCAATCCTGACGGCTCGGTTCATCCTTCATCATTAGAGGGCAAGCAAGGCACGCACAAAGGGACAACCGAAGGCATCAAGCCTATCCAGAAAGCAAGGGACATCGGACTCAAACCCAAAGACCTCATCGGCATACCTTGGCGTGTGGCACTAGCCCTGCAAGCTGACGGCTGGTATCTGAGACAGGACATCATCTGGAGCAAGCCGAACCCGATGCCAGAGAGCGTGACCGACCGATGCACGAAGGCTCATGAGTATATCTTCCTGCTGAGTAAGAAGCCGAAGTATTATTATGATGCGGATGCGATCAAGGATAACGCTGCGACCAAGCCACATGCACCAGGAAACAATAAGGTTGATTCTATGAGAAACGACGCCGACCAAATGAAAAAAGTATGGGGCGCTGATGGGATGGTCAACAAACGCTCAGTCTGGGAGGTCACCACCAAGCCATTCAGCGGCGCACACTTCGCCACGTTCCCGCCCGATTTAATCAAGCCGTGCATCCTCGCAGGATGTCCAACAGGAGGCACAGTTCTTGATCCGTTCGGAGGCAGTGGCACGACCGGCATGGTGGCGTTGGAGCTTGGGCGTAGCGCCGAGCTAATCGAGCTTAATCCAGACTATGTAGACATAATTAACGAGCGCACACACGTTACGCCAGGATTCCAATTTTAACCAATCAAAACCAATGAAAAATACTTACACTAACATACTAAGCGAGGAATACCTCCTCGGCGCATTACTCCTAGATCCAGAATCAGTCATCATGACCCTGCGCGGAGACGGCATAGATCAGGCATCGTTCACGACCAAGGACAACCAGCGCATCTGGACTATGGCGAACCGTCTTTATGATGATGGACGTGTCCACAGCGTCGAAGTCATGGACATAGAGCCAGACGTCCTCGGATCGCATGATGGCAAGGAACTAGCTGCAACCATCTGGAGACTGCGCGACAAGTGCCTAGGTCTTTCACACATCAAACAACACGTTGAGACCGTCAAGGCGTATAAAGCAACAAGGATCACCCGTGAGGCATCTACAGCCGCCATTGCCAGCATAGAGCAGGGAGCAGAGGCAGAGACCGTAATTGCAGGGCTACAGGACAAGCTAAACGATGCCTTGTTGCAGCTCAAATCCTCAAAGCCGTGGAAAACTACGGAGGAAATCACGGAAGAGATGGTAAATATTATCGAGACAGCCAACCGCCCAGAACTGCAAACAGGCGTCCCATCTGGCATACACTCAATAGACCACCACACAGGAGGGCTTGACAAGGAACAGCTGTGGGTTATCGCCGCTCCGTCATCATGCGGAAAAACCATGCTGATGATGCAGGTTGCTCAGTCGTTTCTCAACCAAGGAAAAAGCGTCCTGGCTTACTCGTTTGAGACTAGCGCCGGCAAGCTTGGTATTAGATCACTAGCCAACGGGATGAATATCAGAGGTAATGCACTTCTCGCTAAGAAGGGAGAGAAGCTCACTAAAAGCGACATTGGCAGGATCAAAACAGGAATAAGCGAGATGAACCAAGCGAACAACCTGACAATCTGTGATAATTACGACCTCACACTTGAATCAATGATGGCGAGTGCCGCACAGCGAAAGAAGCTCGGATTCGATATTGACCTAATCGTGGTTGACTATATTCAGTTGGTCTCGGTCATGGGTCAAGGTAAGAGCAGGGAGCAGGAAGTCGCCGAAATATCACGCGGGCTGAAGAAGATGGCAAAACAGCATGGATGTCCTGTTATCAGTGCGTCACAACTCAACGAGGAAGGGCGCACCAGAGAGAGCCGAGCCATCGTCAATGATGCTGATGTATTGCTCACCATCGACCCGGAGGATGAAAAGGTTGTTATCAGTAAGGACCGAGAAGGCGAAAGAGGCGTTGTGCTGAATCTGCGCATGAACGGGCAGTATCAGCGATTCGAGGAGTATGATTGAAAACAAATACAAAACAATTATTGACACGCTCCCAGTTTATGCTAGTTTGCACACCCACCAAGGAAAACATTATGAGCGAAGACGCCAACTCTAAACAGATGCTTAATAGTTGCAAGACAAACATCAAAAATACTATGGATACCGATACACCAAGAACTGACGACGAAGAAACCCGCATCCAATGCGATCTCAGCTCAACGAGGCTGTACGACTGGAATATGGCTTATCACGAAATGAAGAGCCACGCCGAAGAGCTTGAGCGGGAAATTAACGAGATGACCACCAAGCAAATTGAGCTGGTCAACCACATGAAGCTTTATCGAGGGCAGATAAACAACGACACTATGGGTAAAACAGAAGACACAAAAAGAGAGGAAGAACTACTACGAGAGAACCGCGATCTGAGGATCAAGGTGAAGCAGCAAGAGCAGGAAATTCTAGACCAAATATCCCATTCGGGAGTTTGGGTTAAACAGCTAAAAGCGAAGTCGCAGCAGGTGATCGACTTACTCAACAAGTATGAACCCGACCCATACGAGTCGAACGCATGAGGTCTGCCACGACAGAGCGAGGAACGAGCGAGGGCGTTGGTCAGCACCGTCTTGTTCGCCATCTTGATTTATTCAGTGGGATAGGCGGATTCGCTCTAGCTGCACAATGGGCGGGATGGGAAACGATTGGATTCAGTGAAATAGAAGATTATGCAGAAAGAGTTTTGGAAAGTAAATGGCCGAATGTACCAAACCACGGAGACATCAGAAAAATGCGAGGAGTCGAATGCGATGTCCTTACGGGAGGATTCCCTTGTCAGCCCTACTCGGTCGCGGGGAAGCAAAGAGGAGATGAAGATGAGCGGGACTTGTGGCCTCAAATGCTCCGAATCATCAAGGAGTCAAAGCCTACTTGGATCATTGGAGAAAACTCTCCTAACATCCGAACGCTGGCACTCGACAAGATCATCGCTGAACTGGAAGCGGAAGGCTTCGCCTGCCGGACATACGATATTCCAGCTTGCGGCGTCGGGGCATGGCACAAGCGATCCAGATACTGGATTGTGGCCCACTGCGAGCGTAACGACAACGGGAGGACCGACAGTCCTAGGTGGTGGAGCGGGGAATCGAAAGAAGTTGCAGAGTTGGGGGTTGGCGAAAATGGCTACTGGAATAGTGAACCCGCAGTGGCTCGAATGGTTTATGGGATACCCAATCAATCACACCGATTGCGAGCACTTGGAAATGCCATCGTGCCACAAGTAGCCTACGAACTTATGAGGGCAATTTCTCTTGCGAACGACCCAGCTGAGTCATGAGTGAGGAACGAACGAAATTGATCTCCAGCGATTTGTTCGCTGAGTTGTTTAATAAATGGGACGACAAAATAAGTCAGCTAAAGCTGAATGCTTCAGGACAACACTCGATCCCAAAGGCAAGAATAAATGCAGAAATTAAGGGAATTAGGCTATGCAAGAAGCACCTCAAGGAATTTTTAGCGAACGCCAAAGCTGACTCATGACCACCGAACCAAATAATGCAGAACGTAAAGCTCAACGGCCGCCCGAGTGACAGCACAAATCAATAACTTATGGACACACCAGAAAACGAAATAGACTCAGGAACGGTTAGCGGTCGGACGCAGCGACTTGTTCGGCATCTTGATTTGTTTAGCGGAATCGGTGGCTTTGCACTGGCCGCTCAGTGGGTGGGAGGCATCGAAACCGTGGGATTCTGTGAAATCGAACCGTGGGCGCAAAAGGTGCTCAACAAAAACTTTCCCAATGTGCCGATTCACGGCGATATAAAAACACTAGACCCAAAAAACTATGGACCAATTGACCTTATTACCGGCGGATACCCTTGCCAACCTTTCAGCAGCATCGGAAAGAAAAAGGGGAAGGAAGATAGCCGCCATCTCTGGCCGCAAATGTTTAGCGTTATTAAGCGGTCGCGACCCTCTTGGGTGCTTGCTGAAAACGTTGCTGGTCATGTCACAATGGGACTCGACGCCGTATGCTGTGATTTGGAAAACGAAGGCTACACCACAAGGTCGATTGTTATTCCAGCTTGCGCCGCAGGTGCGCCCCACCAAAGAGACAGGGTGTGGTTGGTGGCGCACTCCGCGAGCGAGCGAGAGCAGCGAATCATGGCTAAACGTGGACGCGAGACGGCAAAAGATGAGGGAAGCGGGGGACACCCAAACGGGGAACCTATACGGGGCAACACAAGAAGCACAGAAGGCGGATGGAAAAACCAGTGGGCACTTGAACCCAGAATGGATAGAGTGGTTGATGGGGTATCCCGCAGGGTGGACAGACTTAGAGGACTCGGAAACGCCATCGTACCGCAAGTCGTCGCTGAAATCCTCCGATGCATGATGTCCGTGGATTCTTATTTGCCGAACGTAAAGCTCAACGGCGAGCGCAAAGACTGAACAACTAAACGATGGAAAAAAATACAGATAAACCTAGCAACGAAAACGGAGTGCAGGACGGTAGCGAGTCGAGGTGCAGCGACTTGTTAGCTTTCATTTTTGTTTACTCACCTCGCAATGTAGACGATCCGAGCATCAGGCATGGCATTAAGTGCTTAACAGCCGCAGAGGTCCGAAAGCAAGAGAGACAGATGCTAAAGGACGGCTGGGAGAATACAGCCATTCTTAACGCATGTGAATATATCGAACATCTCGCCAACAACTCAGACAACATAGCTGCCACCATCGCTGACTTATTTTAGCTAACGTAAAGCTCACCAGTGCAGAACAATAACCAAATAACGATATGAACACACAAAACGAAGACAACCAAGAGACTAAAAACAAACTAGAGAGCGGTTCTGCATCGGGTGCAGCGACTTGTTATGCTCATTCTGAAATAGAAAGGGCGACAGATCAGCTAGGGCTAGATCAAATAAAAGACAGGTGGCAAGGAGCTGCGTGGACGTTCGATCAAGTATGGCAATGCGTTCATGATTATCATGAGGAAACTTTTGAGGATATGAGCTTCGATGAAATTGACGAGGCTGTGCTGGGATCATCTTTCAGCATATCTCCAGCACCAAACAGGCAGCGTCACTACTTTTTGGGGTGGCTTAAAGGTAATAGCTCTATTGCATAACGCCAAAGCTGACTCATGACCACCGAACCAATGACCATGAATACACAAAACGTGCCATTCTAACCCTAACGACTAATAAAACTAGACATGACCGAAGAACAATTACACAAAGCTAAAGCGCAACGGGATCATGCGATCCGGCATCTGGACGGGGAATGGCATCCAATGCCAGCCCTACTGAAAGGGGCTATTGCAGACAAATTAATCCGTGAGGGGTTTACACAGAAAGAAGTGGCATCCAAAATGGGCGTTACATCGCCCGCGATTGCTAGAAACCTAAAGATGGTTCGCCCCACAGCTAACAGCTAGCGATGTCACGGCAAAGCCGTTGATATCCGCGAAGGTTAAAATAAATATTGACATGCACTCCATTTCTGATATTTTGCACACCCACCAAGGAAAACATTATGATTCTACCACTAAAACAAAAACTCCAAACCGCCGAGGCAGTCACAGATGCCGTGTGTGATACTTGGGGCGTAACACTTGACGAGATCAAGGGAGGCTCAAGAGAGCAGCCGCTAGCATTCGCCCGCCAGGTTGCAATGACGCTATGCCGAGAGGTTGCAGAGATGTCATTTCCAGAGATCGGGCGACACTTTAACCGATCACACGCAACAGCCATTCACAGCATTAAGAATGTAAGCAAGCACGCACAAACCAACCACAAAGTGAGTGACGTTTTGAAAGGCGTGATCCAGCAAATCTCCACAAAACAACAACAACAATAACATGAGTAAATTACTAGCAATTAAAATTGACGTAACCAAGATCGACAAAGAACGACTGTTTCAAGGCGCCAAAGGTCAATACCTAGACGCTATCGTATTCGTAAACGACGAAGAAGGTCAATATGGTGACAACGGCATGATCACCCAGAGCGTGTCCAAGGACGAGCGAGAGGCAGGCGTCAAAGGTAACATCCTTGGCAACGTCAAGATCCTCGGCACGTTTGACGACAAGCCACAAGCCCAAGCAAGCAACCACCAGCAGGCAGGACACCCAATGCCACAAGGAGCGGCAACAGCGGCGGCAGATGGTGACGACATCCCTTTTTAACAATCCCCCACAATAGCCGGTCGTCCTTAGCTGGGCGGCTGGCAAATCTTAACGACTAAAATGCACGGAACCGAAATAGGATGGAAGCTGCGCCTCGCAATCGCCGCGTTTGTGGTGGCGCTGTTCGCTCTAACGCTAACCCTCATTCATTTGAGGTAACGACCAAATCGACACATCCTGCCAAATAACAACATGAAAGCAGACACTAAACCAAAAACCAGCCACGAACGCCCCAGCGGTCGAGTCCAGCGATTTATTAGCTCAATATCTCAGCGAAATGGTGGCTGGCATGATTACCTCATAGGGTGGCTTTTCATTATGTGTGGGGTGCTGACTGTCGGGTTAGGGATGTCAGTGTTCATTTTCGACTGTTTCTTTAGATAACGTCAAAGTTGAATCACCGAGCCAATGAGTATCGAAAACAAGACCAGCGTTCCCGAGGTTGATTCCAACGGCTTGTTCGCCTGTCCGTTTTGCGGGAGGCTAGACATGCTTCACATCGACCGAGACGGGGATCCATGGGAGGGTAATATCTACTTTGTCCGCTGTATCCCGTGCGATGTCCACATGATGGGAGAGACCGAGCAAGACGCCGTAACTAAATGGAATCTTAGAGCGAACGGCAAAGCTCTGTCATCGGAGCGAAGCGGAGATTGAACAGCAGCGACTTGTTATGGAAATTTTGATGTGCCAGCTAAAGAGCCTAATCAGCACCCCACTTGTGAGGGGAGATCTACGCGGCGGGAACTCACCCGACGAACCGTGGGCCTGTGATGGGCAGACGAACCGCGACAAGCAGCGACACAAGGCATCAATTCCATTCCATAACAGCAAGCGAAGCCACGGCACTAGCCGTTGATATCCGCGAAGGTTAAAATAAACAAAATTCAAAACAACATGAAAATAACATTAGAAGAAACATTGCTCCACCAAGCAAAGACGAGACCTGCCAAAACAGTATCCATAGAAATAAGAACAGATGAGCCGCATCCAAGAGTAATTCTCGACGAGCTCTTACTGCCAGCACTGGCCGCGCTAGGATACAGCGAGACAGCATTGGCTAAGATCACATTTGACGACGAATAACAAACAATCAACAACATGAAACGAAATCGAGTATTAGTAATCGGCGACACACACGCCCCGGCGATGCACAGGGACTACATCCCTTTTCTTAAGAGCATTCAAAAGAAATACAATTGCAATAAGGTTGTTCATATCGGCGATCTTGTCGACTGGGCATCTATTAGCTACCATCCAAAAGCGCCATCGTTGATGGACTCGGAGAAGGAGTTTCGGAAGGCACAGAAGCAGGTTCAGAGACTACACAAGGCATTCCCAAGGGCTACCTGGTGTGTTGGCAACCACGACTCACTCACAGAGCGCAAAGCTGCCGATTTAGGCTTGCCGTTATCAGTCCTAAAGGGATATAAAGATCTTTGGGGACTAGACGGATGGGAAGTTGTTCCCCGCTATGAGTCAGTTACTATCGACGGCGTTATCTACCAGCACGGCGACAGAGGCAAGGGTGGGCAAATATGCGCGGCTTATCTCAACGCACAAGAGGAACACGCATCGGTTGTTCAAGGTCATCTACACGCGCAATTTGGTGTCCTATACCACGCAAACAAGGCAAATAGAGTGTTCGGGATGCAGGTAGGATGCGGAGTTGATTATAAGCTAGAGGCAATGGCATACGGCAAGAAATACAACCGCAAGCCCATACTCGGATGCGGTGTCGTGCTTAATGGTGTAACAGCTATATGCGAGCCAATGAAGATAGGAACAGTGAGCAGGAGCAAGTAAAATCAGCTTGACATTTAACACAAATTATTAATAATACCAACACAATGACTACAACAGAACCAAGCGTTAACTTTGTTTATCCAGACGAGGAAGACACAGGACCAGACAACGAATACCGCGAAGCTAGCAGACACTTCTTGCGACTGCTCAACCTACAATGTGACTTTGTTCTATCGTCATCATCTCAGACGGTCGCTACATGGGCTGTAGCGTATGCGGTAGGTCTTGCGGTGTGTGAGGGTGTGAGCATATCAGACAGGGCGGCAAAGCTCGGCATATCGGCGCAGGCGCTATCCAAGCAAATTGAGGAATTCAGACTGTCAGCAGGTCTGCCCAAGTCAACATATTGTTACAAGCAGAAATGAGCGCAAAGAACGACATTACAGGAGACAGGATAAGCGCAAGACATTGGTCGCAGGATGCACGAGAGCAATACGACAGGATCTTTACAAACAAGGAACCAAGGGCTAATACATTGAGCATACATGAGCAAATGATAGGTGCCATCAAAGAGGCACACACAGAAGCTAATAAGTCAACACATGATGCTAAGGGGTCAATGGTTGACGCTGTGAACAAGAGACTGAAGGCGGCTGCGTTAATAGAGAAGGCGTCCAGGCTACACAAGCAAGACCTGCGCGGCTACCTGTCTGGCGTGATGACAGGAGACGAAGTGAAGAACTACCTAAGCCTGCACGATGCCGCACAGAAGCGCCCCACGTTATCAGACAAGCAGCAATTGCAATGGTGTGAGCTATTAGGTGAGCAAGAGCCAAGACCAGCAAGGAGCAAACCACAACCGACATTTATATCTGGTGTATCCAGATTTCTACGCAGGATCAATAAGGAGGTTTGCAAACGACCACTCAACGAGTGGACCAAGCAGGAGCGCGAGCAGATGCAGGACGTGTTAAAGCCGATCGTTGATCTACACAAGGAGTTGAATCTTTAGTATTATTTTAAAAAAACCCACCCCCCGCAAGGAATCTTTTTAAAAAAAATCGTTAAATGAGGTCATCATGCATCCTTTGTTAAAAAACGCCATTTTTTTCAAATCCAACTCAAACACGCAAAACCATTTCAACCGATAATCAACCGATAATCAATCAATGAGCAAACCGAGCCAAAGACAATTAGCCGCAGAGTATCAACTGTCGCCATACGTGGTGTGTAAGCTCAACGAACAGGGCGTGGACATATACGACAAGGAAGCTGTGGCTAAGGAGATCATGTCTAGGCGAACACAACCCAAGGCATGGATTAAAGGTCCACCGTGGGAGGATGAGCCAGAGAAAGAAAAGCCAAAGCAAAGCGGGGAGCGTGACCTGTTCAAAGAGCTGGACCAGATGGCACAGGATGACTACAACGGATCAAGAACGCTCAAAACCCAAATCGACGCAAAGCACAAGCTAAGACAGATTGCCATCCTAGAGGCGGAATACGTCCACAGGGAAGACGTGATAAACGACATGGAACGTATCGCTAGAGCCAACCAAGCAGCGCACAAGAAATGCTCGGCAGATTTACCAGCAATGCTGGAAGGTCTCTCAGCGCCAGAGATGAAGGCAAAGATTAAAGAATACATGATCAAGATCGACACTCAGCTAAGCGACGAGATGGATAAGCTATACAACACACAAGAATGGGATTAGCACTTACACAATTTGCCAAAGCGATGAAGCCGCCGAGTGACCTGTCAGTGGTCGAATGGGCGTGTAAATATGTCAAGCTACCACAGTCCGCGAGGTCTCCACAATTTGACATTGACTCGACGCCCTGGCTAAGGTTTCCGATGATGCAGATTGCAGACGACGAAAACAGAGAAGTCGTCCTCATTGCTCCAGTTGGATCAGGGAAAACGACGATGCTCGAGGGCTTGCTTCCTTGGATTATATCAGAAGAACCAGGGCCTACGCTGGTAACATTCCAAACAGACAACGACGCGAGGGACTGGGTAGATACAAGGTTTCACCCATCGCTCAAGCTGAACGAAAAGGTCAAGCCACTGATCCCGACAGGAAAACATCGAGGCAATTTTAGAAAGAATGAAATCTTATTCCCACACATGCCGCTGTTTATGGGTGGTGCTAATATTAGTAATTTGCAGTCCAAGTCTATCAGGTGGGTATACGGGGATGAGGTTTGGATTTGGAAAGATGGCATGCTGGAGGAGGCACGGCGCAGAACACATGACCGATGGAACAGCAGAGTAGTTCTAGTCTCTCAAGGTGGAAGCGATGGAGACCAGTTGGACGTGGCATTCAAGGATGGCAACATTCACGATTTCTGTTTTGAGTGTCCTACATGTAAGACCGTTCAGCCGTGGGAGTGGAAGCAAGTAAAATACAAACACCACAAAACTAAAGCCGGAGACTGGGACTGGGACAAAATAGGAAAGTCCGTTTATTACGAGTGCGCGAATAAGAAGTGCAAAAAGAAATTCAAAGACAAGCCAGACGTCCGCAGGGGACTGTCTAAATCTGGGAGATACGTTAGCAGGAACAACAACCACAAGCCCGGCAGAGTTTCAATGACATACCCAGCAATGGCTGTGTGGTGGATCGAGTGGAAGAAGCTAGTAGGTGAGTGGGTATCAGCACAGGACGCCCGTAAAAAACTAAACATGGCGCCATTCAGGCAGTTCATCCAGAAGCGGCTAGCTCAGAGCTGGGAAGAGCCGCAAGAGACGATTACACTAAAAGGATCAACAGAAATATACAGACTGAACAAGTATCACGACGGCGCAAAATGGGAGAAGGAGATTGTCAGATTTATGACCGTTGACGTGCAGCAAGACTGTTTCTTTGTTGTTATTAGGGCTTGGAGCGGAGAGGGTGAGAGCTGTCTAATGTATGAGGGCAGAACGAACGAGTGGGAAGGTCTGAGGATACTTCAAGAAAAAATGAAAGTGGAGAACAGGTTTGTATTTGTCGACCGTGGATACAGACCTGAGACAGTCGCGCTAGAGTGTAGCAGAGCGGCAACAAAAGACGACCCAGCCACGTGGAATTGTTTACTTGGCGAGGAGTCAAACGGCTATGCAATCAAGGTTAATAACAAGCAGGTAACGAGGCCGTTCTCAACAATCAAAAGAGCGCGAACTACTAAGGGTCTGCGGTGGCGGTATGTGAAGTTTTCAAACCTACTCGCCAAGGATACGCTGGCGGCACTGATGCGCGGAGAAGGCGCAGGGTGGCACATTGGAAGCGACTACTCAGCGGAGTATAAAAAACAAATTCAGAACGAGAAAAAGGTGGAGGTGTCGCCGGGTCGGTGGCGCTATGTCGTCAAAAAGAAATGGGTCGGGAACCACCTCTGGGACTGCGAGACAATGCAGATAGTCGCGGCGTCGATTTACGGCGTATTCAACACGGAGGAGGAGGTTTAATAATGTCGGTTGAATTCAAAACAGATTAGTAATGGCTATTGCATCGGGATTCATTGGCACGCTTAGACGCTACGGCGCAAGGAGCAGTGCAAACAAAAAGAAGCTAGAGAAGTGGCTCGACGCAGCTATCGAGGAAATTGCTGATAATAACGGCGGGCATCTAGTCGGGGCGTCTGCTAACGGCGCTTCGTTCTCACAGATAGCGACGATGACCAATGCAGAGTGGGCATCAGCACTAGACAAGGCGCTACACATGATTGAATGCGGAGTTAAAACCACCTCTAAGAGCTGGGGGCAAATAGGATAATCTTATGATACTAGACTCAAACGGAAACCCCACGACGACTGGACCGCGCAAACTCGTTGCAGCTACTGATAGAAGCGACAGGGGAAATCCTTGGATACCAGACTTTTCGCGAGATCTTGATGATTTATTTAGCCAGAACGACTGGAGGTCTACAGTCTCACAATCACGACTAATATTCTCAAACTTTGGAGTACCACGTGGGGCAATATTCCAGAAGGCGGACGGTGTGGTCGGCAGGGCATGGGAGCCAGAGTTCAAAGGAAAGGACACGGACTTCGGAAACCAAGCTAAAGAATTTCTTAAATCATGGTTCAGTGTTTGCGATGTTAAAGGCAACCTTTACGACTTCAAAACAAACCTGTGGCTTGACTCGGCGGCAGTAGATAGGGATGGAGACGTGTTCGTATTGCTGACGCAAACTAAGACGGGATACCCACAGATTCAACACATACCAGCTCACAGGGTCGGCACTCGAAACGGAGTAGATAGAGTAGAGCGCGGAACATATAAAGGCTTGAAGATAAGAAACGGCGTAGTTGAAAACAAAGCTGGCGCACCTGCTGCCTATTGCTTGCTAGGCGCGGATGAGTCAGAGGATCAATACATCGATGCCCGCGACATCGTCCATATCGCTGATCCATCGTGGCATGGTCAATCAAGGGGCATACCCAGCTTGACCCACGCAATAACCGAGCTGCGTAAATCTAAAACATCAGAGGAGTTTGAGCTAATGGCACAGATGATGCTATCAGCGCATGCGCTTGTTGAATACAACGAGACAGGAGGCGTAGACCTAGACGACCCTACAACACTGCTCACGGGGCAGGCTGGAGACGACGACAGGCTCGCTGTCAATACTTACTCTGGCGGCATGGTAAGACACTTTAAAAGCAACAGTGGAAGCAAGATAGAGAGCATCTCGCACAATAGACCTGGTGACATGTGGGATTCATTCCAAGATCGCATTATTAGACAGGCGCTTGCAGGCATACCGTGGCCGTCAGAGCTTGTCTGGAAGTCAGACGGAGCAAACGGAACGACCATCAGAAACATACAAGCCAGAGCCAGAGCTAGTGTTGAGGCGAGGCAGGACGTATTACGGAAGCCTGCAAAACGCATCATTAGCTGGGCTATTGCTAAAGCGGTGAAAATGGGAATCCTTCCAGCATCAGACGATTGGTATAAGTGGGACTTCACAATGCCGCCGAAAGTTTCAATTGATCCAAGGAACGATTCGAAAACCCAGATCGACGAATACAAGATCGGAGCATTAAACATGACCGGCTTGTTGCAGGAGAAGGGCAAGACACACGCAGAACACATCCGCGAGCGATGCGAGGAGATCGCAGAACGCAAGGCGATAAAAGCAGAAGTGGAAGCCAGAACAAATACAAAAATTGACGATAGAGAATTGCAGATGCTCACACCTAACGAGATGGGAGAGCAATCAAACGAACAAGAACAAACAACAGATGAATAAATATTTAAACATAGAAAACAGGGCGGCAACAGTTAAACTGAACGAGGTTGTCCACAAGGACTCAGCGGACGATCTAATCGACGAGCTAGAGCGTCTTTATGGTAGCGCGGCAGTCGTTGAGAACATGAAGATTGGAGACGTTGTATGCAGTGCTGACAACGCTCTGGAATCCGTGAACGTAGAGATCAACTCGCCTGGCGGATCAGTCATGGAGGGTCAGCGCATATACAACGCACTCAGCGGCATCTCGTCTCGCGGCGTAGAGGTTACGACAACCGTATCGGGACTAGCGGCATCTATGGGAAGTGTTATCTTGATGGCTGGAGACAACCGCAAAATGACACAAGGAAGCAGGGTAATGATCCATGAAGCAAGCACACTTGCACACGGAGACGCCGCGCAATTAAAAACGCAATCAGAACTTCTTGAAAGCATCAGCGCAGAAATCGCAACACTTTACGCTGAGAGATCGGGCAAGGATGCAGAAGACATGCGAGCCATGATGAAGAAAGAAACATGGATGGACGCAGAGCAGGCTAAAGAAAACGGTTTTATTGATACAATCATTAAGGATGGATTAGATCAACAAGACGATGAAGCACAGAATCAGTTGAATTCACAACAATCTACAATTACTAATAACACAGACATGGCTATTTTCTCAAAAGATAACGAAATCAAGGATAGACTCGCAACAGCAGAAGCTGAAAATGTTGAGCTGGTAGAGTTGGCTAACTCACGCGAAGCAGAGGCTAAAGGATTGGCTCAAGACCTTTCAGAGGCAAGCGCCAAGATTGAAGAAATCACTGCAAAGCTAGACGAGCTTGAAACACAGCTCAAGGTAGCAGGCGAGCAGAACGAGGAAATCTCAAACCACCTTAAAGAGACCGAGGAAAACCAGAGCGACTTTGACGCTAAAGTATCCGCCGCAGCATCAGCTAAAATGGCAGAGCTTGGAGTTTCTGAGCCAGTCGAGGCTGTCGAGGAGGAGGCAACAATGGACGCAGGACAACTTCTTGCTGAATATCGCGAACTACAACAATCTAACCCGTCGAAAGCATCCGCTTTCTGGCAGGAGAACAAGGCCGCACTACTTGCGGGCTAATCACTACAAACAACAATAAAACCAAAATAAAATAATGGCTAATTCAATTACAGGAATTAACGACGACATCATCTCTCGTTCGGTTCTAGAAGGATACACAACCGCTATTGCGCCGTTGTCCGCACTTACCGCCGACTTTTCATCCGATGCCGTAAGGCGCGGGGAGAAGGTCAGCATTATGCGTGATAACTCAGCAATCGACGCGGCACTCGACAAGACCAGCCACGGCGCATACGCTGTGCAGGATGCAGACTCAGACGCTGTAGAGGTCACAATGGGACAACCTAAATACGTTTCTTGGGGACTTGACGACAGCGAGATCGCTAACAGCTCAGTATTGAGCATGGAGAAGTTTGGCCGCCGTAAAGGTAACCTGCTCGCCAAGACCGTCATGCAGGACATTCTCAGCGAAGTAACCAACGCCAACTTCGGCGCGGCTTCCTTCACCGGCGCTGCTGGAACATTTGATGAGGACGATGTTGCAGACGTTGCAGAAGACTGCGACAGCGCAGACTGGGCACAAGACGATCGTTATCTGGTTCTTTCCCCTTCATACATCGCCGCACTTCGCAAGAGTGGTGCAATCAAGGACACCAGCGGATACGGCTACAACGCCATCCAGAACGGTGACATCCCAATGCTTCACGGCTTCAAGGTCATCATGTCCAACGCAATCCCTGCCAACGGTGAGAACCTTGTAGGATTCGCTACCGACGGCAACGGAATCGCTTCCGCTTTCCGCTACCTTGCTCCTCAAGAGGGGCACAAGTATAACCGTGCTGAAGCCCTTGTCGGCGAAGGCGGTATCACCCTTGGTTTCCGTGACTGGTATTCTGAGGACAGCGGTGTTCGCAAGAGCCTCATCGAGTCCGTTTACGGATACGAGACAGGCATCAGCACTGGCATCAAGCGACTAGTTTCCGCTTAATTTTAACAACTCGAAAAAATGGCGAACTACGCATTACTAATCGGCACTAAGTCCGGAAAGCGGGAGCTGATCGAAGACGGTCAGCCTGTGGATATCCGCAGAAAGTTTAAAACCATGACAGCCGAAGACGGCTTCGAGGTTGTTGAGGTTGTTGACAAGCACCAGGGCAGAACCCGACACAAGAGATTTGCCAAGGTTGCAAAACCAGCACCTAAAAAATCAGTTAAAAAGGCAACAAAATCCAAGTAAATACAATTAAATTTGCGTTGCAATTAACACAACTTAGCCTCTCCCTTTCGCGGGGAGGGGCTTTTTTTATATCATGAATATACAGCAAAAAGTTAAATCAGTTTTATCTCGCCAGATGGGATCGCTAGGCGCTGAGAAGATAGAGATAGACGGGCAAACTATCTACGCCATCCCTGCGGAAGTAGACACCGACAGGGATATGATGGGAGGAAGCAGGGAGAACAGAGACGTTGACTACCAATTCCCCACTGATGACAACATTAAACTGAGAAAGGGCGCGGCTGTTAATGCCTGCGGAAAGAAGTGGAAGGTGGAGAATTTCAGACAGGGAAGAGCGATGACGACAATATCGCTAATAGAGCCAAACAGGATTCAAGAGTAATGATAAGCGCCAAGATGTCCAAGCGCGACGAGGCGCGATTTAGGAAGGCTATACAGAAGCTCGTAGCGCTGTCTGGTGAGCCTGTCGAGGATATACTAAGGGCGCAGGGGCGGCTGTTTGCAGTTGACGCTGCCAAGTTTACAGCGCCATTTGGAGACAAGAAGTCAGACGGAGACGACACAAAGCGCAAAGTAGAAAAGACAATATTCAGCACATACAAGAAAGCCGAGGATTTGAAGGTCGCCGTAAGCCGAAAGGCTGGAGGTGGCGCGGCGGCTAGGTTTGCGAAGTATGTTAGGCGAGGTGATTTCTCGAAGGCTAAACAGCTAGCATCTGCAATACTAGGAGGATCGTTTGAGATTGGTTTGTTTGACGGCGGCAGGATGCACAAGAGGAGGCTTTCTGGTAAGTCATGGAATAAGCTGTATGTAACAAAAGGGTTTCCAGCAGTTAATCAATACGCCCGCGCTGCGATGAAGCGTGTAGGTGAGGGTAAGAGCGGCTGGGCTAAAGCAGCAGCTCAACTGGGAGGAACTAGGGGCATTCCAGCATGGGCTAAAAAGAATACACACAGGACGAAAGGTCTGGGCATCGTTGAGGGTAAAAACAGTAAAGCATCAGTGACGGTAACCAATAGATCTAAATACGTATTCAAAACAACATCCACAAGTTACCTGTGGCGGCTAAGGCTCGGCAAGGTCGAGAAGCTAGTTGAAAGAATGATTAAAAGCAGAGCAAGAAAAAGAATCAGAAGAACATGAAACCGAAAAAGACACAGAAGCCAGCAGGCTACAAGCTAGAATTGGCAATTAAAAATTACCTTGTAAGAACGGGATCGTTTAAGGGTTGCGGAGTAATAGAGCAAAGCAGCGCAAACGAGGCACCAGAGAGCTTGCCTTGTATGGTTGTTGGATGCGATAGCATATCAAGGACGAGCGACACGGCGGCTAGTATGAATTCCAGAGACGCCGAGGTATCGGTGACGATCTACGCAGACTCAGAGGAGACAAACAAAGCAACGCTTGAAGGGCTGGCTATAGAGCTAGAGTGTAGGCTCGATGACCTAGCTGGTATGCAGTCAGAGATAAACAAGCCTAAAGCCAAGCGAGACACAAGGAAGGTCAAAGGATTGCACCTGCACTACATCGGGGACACAAAGATTGACCTTGAAACAGAAGGCACGGAATGGAGGTTTACAGCTTCATGCACAGCGCTAGTCCAGATAGTTGGTTGAATTCGTCGCAATACTGAATCAAAATTTTAAATTATGGCATCAATTACAAAAGGAGCAGACGTCCACGTATACGGAATCAACACAGGAACATTCACGGCGGCTGTTGTCACATCTATTAACTTTGGAGATGAGTTTAACAACACTGCGGAAATCAAGAACGAGAGCGGTAACGTGATCGAGGAGCGCATGGACGACATCCACACTACAGGTAGCGTGACTCTTAATTTTAAAGACACGGGCCACACACCCGAAGCTATGGGGGCGCAGTTTGACTATGATTCAGTAACATACTACCTTACCGGGCGCACTCTCACACTAAGCCACGACGGCTACGCTGAGTATTCCTACAACTTCAAAACCAGCGAATACATTACACTAACCTAGTCTAATGGATGACCGATTCTTTAACGGGGTGATCGGTTGCGAGGTTAAGATTTGCGGGTATAAGCTCACGAATCTTACACCTTGGCACGTGGTTATTTTAACCGCAATTGACAGCCCTGTAATAAAAGAGACGGGACGCGTCCTGCCTCATGATCTGCTTGTGTTCTGCAAGGTTGTTTCATGCCAATATCCAAACACTCCAGACCTGAAACCACGGCTTCGGGATGTGTTCAGATATATCTTGACAAACAGGAAGAAACCTTTCAAGAGGAACACAGAGAAGCTCAGGTTGTGGATGGATGTGCAGACATGCTCGCCTATCCTGTGGGACGTGAAACAGGCAGAGGGAGCAAGCACGCGAGAGGTAAAGAGTCCTGCAATGCTGGCGCTAGTGATGAACTTGATAAGCAAAGCAGGAACCACACTAAAAGAAACATGGAACATGAGGCTGTCAGAAGCCCGATGGTGTGACCTTACTCTTTCAGAATTGAACGGAAATCCTATAAGATTTGCATACGAAAACGAAGACCAACCAGCGGCAACGCTTCCAGAGTTGAGCGAGAAGGAAATCATAGCAGAAGCCAAAAAGACGCTATCGAAAAGTAGCTTTGAGGGGTGGTTAAGAGCCAGAAAACAAAACAATATTAAGAACTAATGGCTTTATCTTTCCAATTCAAGGCAGACGGCAGCGGCTACAAGCGCGGGCTGGAGAACATGCGACAAGAGACCAAGCGATTTGCAAGCGGCGTCAAGGGTATGCTGGGCGGCGCGTTTGCTCTAACCGCTGTGGTGGCTGGTCTCAAAAGGATTGCAGATAAGTTTGACAGGATACACAAGCTTTCGATCAGATTTGGTGCTAGTGCTGAGTCAATCCAGCGCCTAGGATTCGCGGCAGAGCAAAACGGCGCCAGCATGGAAACCATGGCGAAGGCTATGGCGCAGGGCAACAGGTCAGCACAGGAAGCGGCAAACGGTCTCAAGACATACACAAGGGCTTTTGATGCGCTAAATATAAACGTTGAGGAGTTTAAGAACCTCAACCAGGAAGAACAAATGTATGCAATTGCGGACGCATACAGAAGCGCCACAAACAAAAACCAAGCGCTTGCGGCTGCACAGCAAATTTTAGGACGTAGCGCACTAGAACTTGTGCCATTACTGAAGCTCGGAAGCGAGGAAATGAAGAAGTTGAGCGAGGACATTACAACTCTCACCAACGATCAAGTGGCATCATTTGCGGCAGCCAATGACGCATTAAATAGATACAAGACACAAATAACAGGTGTAGTTGGTGTGTTTGTCGCTCACTTTGTAAGGGGTTTTCAGTTACTTGTGACAGTCGGGACGCAGGCCGCGCTTGAAATCACAAACTATTTCAGCGGAACGGGCAAGATACTAGGCGACGTTGTTACAGGCAACTTCAAAAGCGCCGCGAGGCACGCCAGGCAGCTAGGAAGGGATGTTAACGGCGCAATGGATAGAATTAAAAAAGCAAAGGACGACTTCATTAATGATGAACCAAGCGGTGGAGGCGGCGGTGGCGACATCCCCGGAGAGGATCCTGGTAAAGATCCAGGCACAACCCAGCAGGAAAAGCGGCTCAAAATAGAAAGGGAAATTGCTGACGAAATCGAGAGACAGGCAGACGCGACCAGAACACTACAAGAGAAAACAGCGAAGGCGAGAGAGGAGTGGCAGAAGCTGCAGGAAAAGGCTTTCGAGAGCGGAGCAGGACCGGATGCAACAGAGGAGGAGAAAACTGCAGAAGCGCAGTCAATACTTGATGCAGAAAAAGCATATACAAAATTCTCAGCACTCAAAAGACAGCTAGACGAACAGGAAAAAGCAGAGAAAGACGCGGCACTGAAGAAGTCCAAAGACTACCAAGAGAAGGTCAACGCAGAAGCGGAGGAGGACGCGAGGAGGCGCAAAGAGGAGGCTGCGAGTAAACAGGAGGAAAAAGAAAAGGAACAACTAAGAATCAAGAATCTGCGGGAAACATCAATGAGCGTTTCATCTTTGGCGGCGTCTGGACTAGGCGGCAACGTCTCAGCGTTCACCGCCGACCCTGCACTGAGCGAGGCTAAGAAGCAAAGCCAACTATTAGAGGATATTAAGACGAGCTTACAGCCTGCGGGCGGAGTTAAATCAACACCAGAACTATAAAACAATGTCATTAATTACCAAGGGCGGATTCGAGTCTGTAGGAGATTACGCTATACAGCCAGACAGGAGCATTACAGAAAAGAATGATGGGACACTAGAGGGTTCAGTTGTCATGCGATGCGATAAGAGCAAGAAGTATGCACTGCCTGAAATTGGCGCCACACATCCAGACGATGTCAGGCTGGAGATGTATCAATCAAGCACGGTCCACCAGAGTAACGGCATAGTAGAAATGACCGGCTCATTCTTCGGGCTTGTTGCGAGCGAGACAGAGCCAGAAATTTCATATAGCGGCGGACAAAATAACGACCCAATTGACACGCACCCAGACTTCGAGAGCTTCGCGGGGACACCATCGGCACCTCTAAACGGGGCAAAATTTGATGCTGAAAGTGAGGAATTTATCGGTTTCTTTGATTCGGCAAGCGCAGGTCAACCTAATTTCAGGGGCACACAATACTACCTTACCCCGTCGTCGCTGATAACGCTCTCATACTGGACTGATAAAGTCCCAACCCTTAAGAATAGAATGTCTGTGCACGGTAGCGTTGAAGGCTTCAAGAAGCCAGACGACATGAAGGATTTTCTGCTTGTTGATACTCCATACAGGCAAGTAGGCAGTTTCTACCAAGTAACTGAACAATACATTGGCTCTGGTCCAAACGGAATAAACCAAGTAATATATCCAGACTAGCACCATGGCGAGCAAATCCAAGAACGGCAATCTTCCTCTAGGGCGGTCAAAGATCGACGCATCCAGAGGTGTTGAGTCTGCACTGTCTAAACTATCGCACCAAGTCGGGGCAAGGACGCCACGTCAAAGCATGACGGCGGGCAGTAAACAGCTACACAACGGGGTGTTTCTGGAAGCTCCAAGGGTGAGGTCTCGGTCTTCTGGGGTATGCATACTAGGTGAATACACCACCGACCCAGACGACGAAACCAAGGTGATTATAAGCCCGGGATGGTTACATGCTCCAAATAAATCTGTGCTGCTAGAACCGTCTCCGATGACACCGACAGCGGGGCACAAGGTTTGGATTGAATGCCCGTGGACGGCAACAATCAACAGCGACAACGTGCTGGAGGCTGGAGGAGAGCTAGGAACACACACCATTTCTACAGGCTCGACAATTCCCGACAACGTAGTGCCGCACGTTGACAGCTTAACAGGGACTCTATATGCGCCAATAGGGGCGTGGAATGATGACTTGGCATGGATTAGGGAAGGGTGCGGGTCGTTTACAATCGGATTTTGTCCAAGGGTTTTTTCAATAGAAAGGGGCTAATATGGGGGGATATACATGAGGCTGCTGCTACCCGTCGTGTCCTGTTCCAAGTTTGGAAGCGCAGGAAAAGAGCGGAACAATAACACCGGAAGGTCACATTGCGTTTACTCGATACGAAAACAGAGACGACCTAAACCCCAACTTCGTCGCACTCGCAGACATACAGCCAGAAGCAAGCTATAAATACAGGAAAAGAGTAGATTCAAGAACCGTTACGGGGAATGAAGTATCAGGAAGAACCACACAAACGGAGGCGGGCACCTTTTACCTTACAACCGAATACGAGTGGGACGATGTAGAATGTGAATTTGTGCAGTCGCTTAAATCTGGGGGGTCATCAACATACACTAAAGTTACCGTTGATCACTCCGTCCCACCTGTTGAGATATACAACGAGAGCAGAGTTTGGACCGCGTCGAGCGTGCCTGGGCATGAACACGAATGGCTAGAGACAAAGACCGTGACGCAAAACGGAAACACGACCGTGACAACTGATTACGACGGCTTTGGGGCTGTTGGCAGGGGCTTCTTTCTCATAGGCATAAATAAAACGTCTTTCTTGTTTACCTATGGGCACAAACTGAGAACGGAACTAAACACCTACCCGCAAGGCACGTCCTTTGAGTCGTCCACGCTCTCAGGTGAGTGGACGGAGGCAGACCTGAAGGGCTTACTGGAGGATTGTCTAGATAACGGTGATTGGACTGATAACACCAGCGGTGGCGTTGCTTTGTATGATACTGAATACATACAGGACTACACACAAGCCCCACCTGTTGACACAGTGGCGGTTGATACCCTTGAGTTAAAGCATGTTAGGAACAGGCTTGTTGTGCCACACGGATTTGACCCACCGCCACTTCCAGATAACTGGGAGGACGGCGACGCAATACTCGAATCATACGACCAAAGATGGCACGGGACATGGCACAAGGCGGATATTTTAGAGACATATACGCCAGAAGACCACGACCCACTCGACACGGGGTCACCCCAACCAGAGGAGAGTAACGAGGCTTTAGAGTGGAGCGGCCCAGGGGATGTTATTAACTACGACTTATTTGACTCACTTACAGACCAAGAAAAATATGACAGGCACGAATCTTGGAAATCTGAATGGCTGGAAACGTTGGCGCCAGACGAACAAGGCGAGATAGATGTTCTGTTAAAACGATCACAATGCTACCACGGGGCGCCGTGGGTATATCATTAATTGGTTGAATTCGCCACAATGACGAGATGGGTAACTTTAATGATTTAATCGTAGACGTCGGGAACAACAGGCTCGTCAGCAGCTTCTTATCCACGAGATCAGAAGGGGCGCCGCCCGTTATTCTTGGCGACACGCAACCCGTCTCTGTCCGTTTGGTTGAGCAAAATAACAACAACGCGGATCAGCCTTGGAAAAATTTAGACCTTACAGGTCAGACAATCCGAGTTGGCGTCGGCAGTCCTGGTGCAGAGCCAATCGGAGGCACGTTCACCCTCACCATCAACAGCGAAACCACGGCGGCTATACCATACGGAGCGTCTGCCGAGGATCTAAAAACGGCGCTGGACGCGCTAACCATGCCGACAGATCCCACAATCTCTACAGGCGAGTTTGAAGTTGAGGAGATCGGGGGCGGATACACTATAACGTATCCATACGAGGGTAACGACGCAGAAATGGTTGTTGATACATCCTTGCTTACGCCATCATCGGCAGCCAATGTCATCATATTAAATGACGGTGTTACCAGCGTATCGGCAGAGGTGCAGTCAGTTACTTTCGAGCAGGAAGCCGCGGCATATGTGGAGCTTACCACCGACCTTGACGCACCGGCGGCAACCATAACGGAAGTCAGAACAGGCGTTACTGATACCACATCAGAGATTCAGCGGGTGACGATTGACGGAGACCCATACGCAGGCACATACACGCTTACAGTGGCTTCTGAGGAGTCCAGTAACCTAGAGGTGGACAGCTCAAGCGACAGCATCAAGACTGCTCTTGAGAGCCTTACATCCATAGGTGCTGACAACGTAACGGTCACAGGATCAGGACTGGATTATACAGTTGAGTTTGACAAGTCACTAGGTGACGTTGGGGCAATCACAGCAGACTTGACCAACCTCACGTCACCAACAGGCAAAAAAGGCGAAATTGATTTTGATACAGACGATCTTCTTTATTTCCTCGACGGGCAGAAAAGCAAAGATGCAACGCTTGAGGTTGTGAGATACACCACTGCAGGCACGAAGTCAGACACTGTATTCCAAGGTAACATCACCTGTAAACAGGACATCATCTAAAAAATGAGTTTATCAACAAGAACGGCGCGACTAGCGGCTGACGTATCGGCACAACTCCCGACATCATTCACGCTTGAATCATGGCGCGGGAACGCATTCGATTTAGAGCTGGGGGTCTTTGACGGGGCGACGGTGCAAGATTTGTCCGATGTTTCCAGCATTACCTGTATTGTTCGGAATCAGACACAATCGGGTATTGCCATGACTAAGACCGTTGTAAGCGCGGACATAGACAACACACTAGACAGCTCAAGCTGGCAGGACGAGAGCAAACAGCATGTAACTTTCAGCTTTACCAACTCAGAAACTAATGTTGCTATGGGTTCGGACCTTGTTGAATACTGGATGGTATTTACGGCAATAATGAACGACGGCGCTGAAAGAACCCTGGCGGCTGGGTGCTTTAATCTTTACAACGACCGGAACAACACAGCAGGCAACCCGCCATCAAACCCGGGCACGTCTATAACGCTAGAACAGGCAGATGCAAGATATTTGCAGGCTGGCGGTAGCGTAGGCGACATGCTCGCGGCAACTTACGACCCCGCAGGCGTAGAGGGTGATGCTTTCGACATGGATAATATGGCCGAAGGTGCAGACGCCAAGATATTGACTGCGGCAGAACGCGCAGCGATAACATCGAACCAAACAGCGATCAATGGCAAGCAGGACGCTTTAACCGTATCAGACACAGCGCCGTCATCACCAGACGCAGGCGACCTATGGCTAGACAGCACACAAGCCAAGCTTTACACATATTACAACGACGGAGACTCTAGCCAGTGGGTGAGCGTCAATTCTGGAGTCTCAACGCCTAGTTCAAAAACGGGCTGGATGGATTACAATGATTCCACGGGTTCTTTTTCAATCTCTGCCGACACATGGACGGACGTTCCAAACGACGGCGCAGGATCATTTACAAACAAGGCTTACAAACCCGCCGCAGTAACAGACGTGCTTGATGATTCAACAGGGTATCTTGATTTCTCTGATTTGCCTTTAGGTAGTGAGATAAGTCTGCGTAATGACATAACGGTTACACCGAACACAAACAACGCTCTGTTTGAATTGAGGTATGTATTAGGAACGGGCGCGGGTGAATATGCTCTCAACTTCCTATCTGAAAGACTAGACAGCGGCTCGGGCGTCGCATACCAGCGGGTCACAACCTTTCCAATCTACATGGGCGACACCAACACGAAGAACAACGCGGGCAAGCTACAAGCTCGCCTGTCAACTCCTGGCACAATCCAGAACGCAGGAGTGTATGCATCTATTCAACTCTTTTAATAATGGCAGTTAAAATTTACAGACACAGCGGCGCTCATGCCATCTTCATCGAGGATGCAAACGGGGTGCAATTCCTAAACAGCTTACAAGCTAGTGTTGATAACGGGGCTTGTAGTATTACTGATCTAGCCAAGAATATTGAATTGGTATCTGACACACCTTATGGCGACTTCGTTGACGAGAATGATGCAGTATACGGCAACACGTCGACAGAGGTTTGCGACGCTCTGAACGCACTATTCCAAAACTCTGGAACACCCACCGCGTCTTTACCCACCATTACAAGCCCGCTGACAATTGCACTGGTTGAGGGCGAGAGCATAAACTATGAACTGACCGCCACGCACGGCGTGTCATACGAGTGGGATCTTTCAAACGTGAGCGGAGTAAATACCGTGCAGGAGAATCAGCGCAAGATCATTGGTGGTTCAAGCCTTGCTGTAGGGACATACAACATCCCAGTGAAGGCGATCAACTACAACGGGGAGGATAGCGAGACCATCGTTCTAACCGTTTCAACACCTCCTTTCTCGAACACTAAAAGCATTCAGTTTGATAATCAAGATTACGCAGGAGCAAATGCGGCGCTTCTTGATTCAACGCTGGGACGCACAGGCAACGGCGGTGGATCTAGCGACGCTTGGACAATTTCCTTTTTCATCAAGCCCACCAACTCAAACAACGGGCGTGTCGTTTTCTATTATGGAAGCAATGACACCGCGAACGGCGGCATTGTCGAGCTGAGAATAACCAGCACCAACAAGCTGCGCCTGCAATACGGAAGCAACAACAACCACGTCAGACTACAAACGCCATCAGCCTTAACGGTGGACACATGGCAACACGTTATCATTACTTATGACGGCGGCACGACAGGAGCGGCTAGCGGATCATTAAGCGACTATTACGGAAGGTTTGAAATCTTCATTGACTCGGTATCGCAAACAACCAGCAACAGCCACTCAAACTACGGGTATTCAAGCGCCATCAGCGGGCAGAATCTGAGGCTCGGCAAGCTGGTATCTGGCAACACCCTAAAAGGGGAGAAGATAGACGAGGTGGCAATCTGGAATAGTGACGAGACAACAAACGTCTCCAGCATCTACAACAGCGGCACACCTTTTGACCTTTCAGAGCTAACCAACCCGCCTCTGCACTGGTGGAGAATGGGCGACGGCGACACATATCCAACACTTCAAGATAGCGGATCCTCTGCGAACTGTGACTTTGTGATGTACAACATGACATCCGCAAACATCGTCAGCGACATACCAACATAATTTTAACCATGGCAATAAACTTTCCAGCATCACCAAGCACAAACGACACTCACACCGAGAACGCGATAACGTGGATCTTTAACGGGACATCGTGGGACGCTCAAGACGTGCCCGTAACGGCGGCCAGCATCGGTCTAGGCTCAGTAGATAACACCAGCGATGCAGACAAGCCAATTTCAACGGCGACACAGGCGGCGCTGGATGACAAGCAGGGAGTGGATCTATCACTTACGTATTTCGACGAGGGAGACCCCACCGGCGCATCGTCAAGCTCCGATGAAATCCATGACTTCCTAGCTGGTTTAGACGCGGGGTCTGTGGCAGCCTTTAAGCCGGGAAGCGTTTATCTGTGCAAAAACATAAAAATACCTAGCAATATAATCATCCATGCCTACGGTTGCAGGTTTGACTTCGGCGGAAGCAATCCGAGCAATTGGGTTGCATCACCCGAAAACAGCCAGAGCGGTATATTTCAGATATACGGGACGGAATCAACACCAGCGGAAAACATAAGGATAAACGGCGGCGAGTATGTGGGGGTGAGGCCTGCCGGCGACTGGTCAACATATGGCACAACGGATGCAATACAGATAGCATGGGCGAACAACGTCCACATCAAAGACGCGACTATAAGAGACTGGGAGCAAGACGCGATAGAGTTTAAGGGGTGCAACGACTCATCCGTTACGGGGTGCTACATCCTTGACTGTGTAGATGCTGGAGTGGAAGCAAGGGGCGGCAAGAACATCTCGGTAAGGAACAACCACTTCCTGCGAACAAGAAATGCTTTCATGGTTAAGCCCTTCGTTAAGAGCGGGGGAGGGACGCAAGACGGGTTCTTTTTTAACTTTTCAGAAAATGAATGCGAGTGCTTCGGTAATACTATCCTTAACAACTGGGCTAACTACACAACAATATTAAACAACGCAATTAAACCTGTTGCAGTGACTGGCGAAAACGGGCTTGATCAGGCGGCAATAGTTACACAATACCACCCCACCGCAGCCATGAACGATAACACAATGGATGGCATGGTTGTTGAAGGTAATAGGCTTTACGGAGACACCACGAACACATTTATACGGCAACTTGGCGACGGCTCAACAAACTACGGAGAAAACACATATGTAAGAAACCAATGCCTCGACAGTTGCGACAAGGGGCTGGATATAGTGGGTGCTTCCGTAGTTCGCGGCAACTACATAAAAGAATGCACCAATGCGACCCAAAAATGGGCGTTGGCAATAACGCCAAACGAAAAGACAACAATTGAGGGGAATAGTTTTTTATCTGGATCTATTAAATTTTACGCGGGGCATAGCGGTGATGCTAATGTGTTACTGAGTGACAACTTGATTACTACACTCAACCTTGACTTGTGCAATTTTGTAGTCACAGGGAATGCAGCAAATAAAATAAAATCAAATTCTACGGTGCTGTCTGTAATATGCACAGGCAACTCTATAAACCAAACATCAAGCAGCACATCGGCTTTGGAAATTGACGGTGATGATGGTGTGTTTACAAGCAACAAGATAACCAAAGCGGGCGGCTCATCCTCGTATGCAGTCAAGCTCACAGGGTCAAGAAACACAGTTGCCAACAACCATATTACAACAACATCATCATCTTCAGGGTCGGTCATACAGAGCCAAGCGGGAGCAGACGACAACCTAATCAGCGCAAATTACATCGACGCAGGAACATCCACCGGCTCCTGTGTGCGTGTATATGGTGACCATAACATGGTTACTAATAACCGCACCAAAGGCGGAAACCAAGGTGCAAGGGTCTATGGGTCTCAAGCCAACATTATTGGTAACACATTTCAGGACACCAACTACCAACACTTAGACATTAAAACGGGCGCGGTAGATACGATGATAGACCACAACACCAAAAAAGGCAGCGGCTCTGGTTTGGCTGACGCGGGAACTGGAACAATAAACGGCGGCACAAACAGAGGGTTCTAAAAATCTAAACAAACAAAAAAAAACAATGAACAAAACAAACATATTACGCGCCTTAGTTGGCACTGTTGCCATT